TCCATGTACAAAGGTAGGTTATGGTAGATCTCGCCCCTGTGCATCTTTGTGTTAAACGTATCACGCTCGTTTATAATCAGTTCTTCCGGCCTTCCCCACACCGAAACTGCCGCAGCTATCGCTGTGGTCTTACCCACACCGGACTCTTTGCTGTGTATATGCAGTGCCGCACAGTTGACGGGAGACAGGTTCATAAGGATAGAACCGAACGACGAACCAACCACAAACTGATGTAGTTCGAAGCCCTCGCGGTTGTAGAAGTTTATGGTTTCCTTCCACTCCTCCAACGTACCTTTCGGCTCAAAAGCGGGAAACAGGCCCATAGTCTGGTTTGACGGGGGGTTAAACTCTACGCGGTCCCCAAATATCTCCTGATTACCTAAGATAAACGACTTACACTGGTCGTCTGTCCAACCAAACTGTTTATGTGCTTCATCTGCCACGCTATTTGCCTGTAATTCGTTAACCCATGTTGTTGTGTAGTGCATAATCTCGTCCATCTTACTCACGGCTACGCCGTACATAGACATCTGTTTACGAAACTCTTCTCTGGAGTTTACGGCGGTCAAGGGTATTGTAAACTCCCGTACGCCGTCTTTCGGTAGGTGCAGCCGCATAACTATGGCCTCACCCAGTTCTCCGTCCCACAAGCGGCGAACCACGTATAGATCGTTGTGGTATATAGGCTTCTCGGTAACGTCACCGTCAGGAAGCGTCACCCTAGTATATACGCCGCCGTTAGCGCCTCTAAAGTATGGTGCGGGGTAAGCGGGTATTGTGTACGTGTTTATCGGTGCATCAGGCAAGTCTATCGACGGTGCCTCCACCACGTTATCTTCTTCGGTAGCCTCTCGTATGCTGCTGCCGAGACTAATGGGCGACTTTATCTTTCCCCTGTTAGGACATTCGCTGCATATGCCGGGGCTAAACTCGTCAAACGTGTCGCAGAGATACGGACCCTTAATCAGGTCCATCTTCTTTACCGTGTCTGCTGTGTTATACTCAGGGTGATTCTTAGACATTAAATGAGCGGCCTTCTGACCGTCTTCGCAGAACTTGGCTATCGACAGCCCCGCCCTCCATAGTGGCTCACTTATGTCCTGTTGGTTAACGAGTATGTTCTTTATCTGTTCACACCCGTTATTGGCACGGGTCTTGAGTACAATATCCTTAAAAGTGTTCTTCTTATTACCCAATAGCGCGTTCATAACTGCGTTACTGCCAGAGGGTATGTGTCTCGTAGGAACTGGTATCAACTCAGCGCCAAGATATTCCTTGAACACATCTATATCTAGAGGTTTCGGCACATCACTACCGAAGAAACTCACCGCTACGGGCGGATCTGTTTTGTGGTTGTGAGTACGGGGTACACGAAGTACCCGCGCCGCATCAGCAGTTACTGCCGGATCTGCTAACAGGTTATGCTCCGCACATAGTCGCTTGAGAGTCTCGGCTACCGGTAACCACTCTTCCATACTAATAGGTTCTGACAAGAACCAATAAACGTGTATGCCGCGACCAGAGTTAATCAACAGCGGTTTCGGTAGGTCTAGCTTCTTGCAAAACCCCCGTAAAGCCAGCATGGCTTCGTTTTGATTTTCGTAATCCTTACTGGGACCACAATCTAAATCTAGAAAGAACGTCCTGAGTTCTTTGACATTGGTTACTTTGCGTGATCCAGCTTCTTCAAAAGTAGCTAGCGCGAAGTACGCATCAAACCCAGCCTCGTCTAGTTCCTGCGCTTTCGTCAGAACAGCGTCTATGGAGTCGTAGAACTTTTGTACCCTGCGGTTCTCTGAACCTAGGGACGCAAACACACAATAAAAGCCACCTTCTCCTAACGCTCTCTGTAAGAATTCTTTTGTTTCCATTATCACTTACCCGAGAGAAATCCCCGACCACGCTAGGCGCAGCCGGGGTTATGTTAAAAGAGCTAATCGTCCCAATCGTCCACAATAGCGTCTAGTTCGGGGTCTTTGGCTTTCGCGGGAGTAGACTTCTTAGCCACTTTCTTTGGCTCGTCTATCTCATCCTCTGTTACCTCTGGCTCCTCCGCACTCTGGAAAGGATTACCGCGATTAGCCACAAAGCCATCGACACCCACGAAAGGAGACGACACCTGCATAGGCACGTAATCAGTTACCTGCACAGCGTTAAGCCGTAACGATACACCGGTACCTACACCTTTAGCATGATACGGCACACATACACCCGCGATATTCACGGTGCTACCTGTAGTAAGCATAAAATCATCAGGTAACTGGGTGTTAGAAGCGTCATACTGTGACGGCTTCCTAGTCGCATCCTTGCCATACGCCCCCTTCAAAGAAGTCTTGAAGGTATACGTACCCTCTTCTTCCTTAGTAAAGGGGTTGTCGAACTTCTCAGGCCAATCATCTGCGGCCCTTTCCGCGTACGCCGCTTTCATCTGCGAGTACAACTTCTTGGCTTGTGCGCTGGACATACGGAAAGCTAACTCGTACTTAGCGCCGTCCTCGAACACATCACAAGGTACTGAACGTTTCTCTTTGTTGTCGAACCTGTATGTTGTGTTCAAACGCGGCCACAGGGCTTCTACTTGACCAATCATAAAGGGTATGGATTTTGGCTTATCAGCCATATTACTTCTCCTAATGTTAATGTTGGAACCCGCTTGTTTCTGCAAACGGGGACTTCATGCTGCCCTCAAATGGTGTGTATTCCAGAGTGATGGCCCGTATTGTATCGGGATGGTTAATCATCTCTGAAGCTACACTTAATTCTTCATCCCTTAGAGAGCGACTAGGTTTGAAGAATAGCTTCGGGGTATCACTATCTGTATCGAAATACATCTTTGTAAGTACAGTGATAGCCGGTGTATCGTGGTTCGAGAGAAATCTAGCGTACGCTTGCATAGGCATATTCCCGTCACGTGCTTGCCCGAATATAGAGGTAGCTGGGAGGCGTAGTTGATGCACTTCTCGTAACCTATCTTCCGGTGCGATAGCCAAACGCTGCGAAAACCTGCAAGCGCGGCTGCTACCATATCCTGACCCACGAATGTTGTGGGGGCAGTCCATGCACCTGTTAGCTTGTCGTTGCCCTTGAGGTACATCAGGGGATGGAACTTGTGTATCCGCTGACCAACAAGTAGGTAGCATCAACCTGTCTGGATCGTAATCTCCCTCGTAGTATGCGCGAGATATACCGGCTGCGTTAACCACAACCATGTTGTACTCGTCGTCATCTACTAGAACTTCGTCTTCCCCTATACATTCGGTGAACAACTTATCCCGTATGCTTATCCGTCTCATAGATCCTGATCTACCTCGGCATCTGATTCGGCGCTTCCCTTATCCGCAGAAAGCGCAGCGGTAACGTCCTCAATACAGAACCGGTAGGTGTTAGCTACACGTATGTAGGTGTTCTCAGGAATATTCTTGTTTCTAACCCACCCCCGCACGGTAGATACCGACACGTGCAAGTGGTTGGCTAGCTTCTCAATAGGTACGTAAGGTCCACTCATCATTTTTTCCTAACAGAAATTATGTATTCGTTGTCCACGTTTAGCCCCGGTGGAACACATTCGGGGTTTTCTTCTAGGAACTGCTTTACATGGCCTTGGTTTAAACGCTTTTCGAGAAATTCTGGTACACTGTTCTCTTCGATGAAGTTGTACATAGACTCCCAATCGCTCGTCCAATAACGGGTCTTAACGGTTCTGTAAAATAATCCTTCAGAAGTTCGTACACTCTCGACTTCATGCTCTTTGCAGTGGTCTAGGAGTGCCTTCTTTATGGTGTCCTGCTGTTCTCGCAGTTCACCGTCTTTCTCCTTGAACTCAGCGGATAGTTCGCTCCGCTTCGCCTTTATTTTTTGGTAGACCTTAACCAACTTGTCTAGGTTACCACTCATTTGCACCTCCAAATCTTTGTAGGGTGTGCAATCTAATGGCAATAAATATACTAGTCAAGCAGTTTGTTGTATAAATCTACAATTTGGGAGTGAACGTCTATTTTGCTATCTAATAAACGGTAAACGTGTTTCTCTACGAGGGAGCCTTGTAGCTGCACAATGGTACACTTATGCTTCTGCCCTGCACGATGTACTCGGGCGTTGGCTTGGGCGTACGTCTCCAAAGAACTTGTCGGACCCCACCAAACCACTGTGTTTGCAGCGGTCAGTGTTACACCGTGGGCGGCGGCGGCTGGCTGGATAATCAGGACTTGGGGATCGTCCTGTTCTTGAAATGCCTTAAATATGTCAGTCCGTCTTCCGACCGGCACATCACCTTGTATGACAGCGTTGCTTATACCATCGGAAGTAAGTTTCTCAGACAGTACGCTTATCGCATGTTTGAAAGGCACGAACACAAGCACCTTCTGGCTTGACTCGTCTATGACCTCACGTAGCACTTTGTATCTGTGCTTTATATCAAACTCTAGCGTATCGCCCTTATCGGTATAGATCGCCCCACAAGATATCTGTAACAGCTTGTTCATGTTAACAGCCGCGTTCACTGCGGTTATCTCTTCTCCCGCAGCTTGAACTACCATGCGGTTTCGCAATTCCTTGTAGTATTTCTTCTGCTGCCGCGTAAGTTCGACCTCTCGCTTTGTGTAGATCATATCCGGTAGATCCAAACAGTCTTCTTTGGTATACCGTATGGCAGGTTGTAGCGCGTTGAACACCGTGCTCACGGCGCTCTCCTTGGGTATCCACTTAAAGTTAGATACCTTGTACATGACCATATCGCGGAACGAACCGAAGAAACGCGGCACCGCTGTGGGGTTTACGAACTTAGCCAATCCGTAGGCGTCCAACGGACTTTGCGCGGCGGGAGTTCCCGTCATCATCCACAGCCACGTATCGGGCTTCAATATTTTGTTGAGTGTCTTCCAGCGCGTGGTTTGGGCATTCTTGTAGTGGGTAGCTTCATCAACGATTATCAGGTCGAATCCACCGTTTATTATCTCGTCTTTAATTATGGCAACGCCGTCATAATTGATAATTATGTACTCTGCGCCACCGTTTATTATTTTGCGGCGTTTGTCTGGGGAGCCGTACGCTATATCCACACTTCGGTGCATAGCAAAACTAAACAAGTCACTACGCCATGCGCTGTCCATGATCGAGAGCGGGCAGATAACTAACACTCGTTTTATGGCTCCTTGCTTCATCAAAAAGTCAGAAGCCCATATAGCAGATGCAGTCTTACCGGTGCCTTGCTCGTTAAAGCAGAACGCCTTGCGGTTCATGGTCAGAAACGCAGCCGTGTCTTTCTGGTGTTCGAAGGGCTTGTGTTGACCCGGCCAATCGTATTGCCCCTTTATGGGGGACGGCACCTTAATGTTTAGGTTCTTTAGTACGTGGGTTTCATCAACGCCCCACTTAACAAGCACGTTGTTATCGTCAACTTTGTGGCTTTTCGGGATAGCCGTAGTTACTTGCTTCGGGTGCCGCAGCTTGAGCA